ATGGCAAGGACAACACGCCCTTTAACCAACACTGAAGTGCTTCGCTCAAAAGCCTCTGACAAAGATATAACCCTGCATGATGGCGACGGGCTTTTTATGGTTGTAAAAACCACTGGCAAGAAGCTCTGGCGTTTTCGCTACCAGCGGCCAGCAACAAAGCAGCGCACCATGATGGGCCTCGGTGCCTTCCCTGCCCTATCGCTGGCCGATGCCAGGCGTCTGCGTGCTGATTACCTCTGCTTACTCGCTAATGGTATTGACCCACAGACCCAGGCTGAAAAAGTCACAGAACAGCAGCAGATCGCCTTAGACAGTATTTTTTCAACTGTAGCCTTTAACTGGTTTACCTTGAAGCAAGCCAGCGTTACCCCGGATTACGCGAAGGATATCTGGCGTTCTCTTGAGAAAGATGTTTTCCCTGCCATTGGCGAGATTCCCGTGCAGGAAATCAAAGCCCGTAAGCTTGTAGAAGCACTTGAGCCGATTAAGGCCCGTGGTGCTCTTGAAACAGTACGCCGCTTGGTACAGCGTATTAACGAGATTATGATTTATGCTGTAAACACGGGTTTGATTGATGCAAATCCTGCTTCTGGGATCGGTATGGCTTTTGAAAAACCTAAAAAGCAGAATATGCCAACACTGCGACCGGAAGAATTGCCGAAGCTTATGCGTTCTTTACAAATGTCTAACCTATCCGTTCCAACTCGGTGCCTAATTGAATGGCAGCTTTTAACCCTTGTGCGTCCTTCGGAGGCATCTGGTACACGATGGTTAGAGATCGATCTCAATGCTAAGCTTTGGATAATTCCAGCCGAACGTATGAAAGCTAAGCGCGAACACGTTGTTCCGTTATCAGCTCAAGCATTAGAAATTTTAGATATGATGATGCCCATGAGTGCTCATCGCGAACATGTATTTCCAAGCAGAAATGACCCTAAGCAATCGATGAACAGCCAAACTGCTAACGCAGCTTTGAAAAGGATAGGTTATGGCGGTAAGCTAGTAGCACATGGACTTCGTTCAATTGCTAGTACAGCCCTTAATGAACTGGAATTCAACTCCGACGTAATAGAAGCTGCGTTAGCTCATACTGAAAAAAATGAAGTAAGAAGGGCATACAATAGGTCTACATACTTAGAGCAGAGAAAATTACTAATGAATACTTGGGGTAAAATAGTTAAGCCTTAATTAATTTTTTGAATTTTAATTAATTACTAATAACTTAACTTCGACTAAATCCCATAAGGCAAAAAAATGAATTTTTCAATCTGGACTCCATATCAAGCATTTTATATTCATAGTATGCTTTTCAACTGTCAATCTGCCATTATCTCAATTGATAAGCTTCATCATGCATTTGAAGAATGCAATCCAGTAAATAGCATTCACACATTATCGGCACATGAAATTTTAAATGAATTGCAAAACATCGTGCTTCAAGGTGCATCCTTGTCTAGATACTTTTGGCCAGTCCGTAAAGGATATTCTAATAGGGGGGAATTCCTTCGAAAAGCACTTAATGTTAATGAAAAAAGCCCTTTAAAAAGTAGAGAACTAAGAAATGCTATTGAGCATTTTGATGAAAGGCTCGATGAATATATTTCCACTGAAATAACTGGCATTATTCTTCCCGAGTTCGTTGGTAATAGACCTCAAAATGATGGAATTCCTGGACATTTCTTTCGCGCCTACTTTTTAGATTATGATGTTTTCAAGTTACTAGATACAGAATATGAAATGAATAGCTTAGTGTCTGAAATAATAAGATTAAACGAAATACTTACATCCCTTAATAACAATGGTGGCGTTTTTAAATATTCAACGTAAAAGCCTCAATGTCTCTCAATACTTATTTATAACTCAACCCAAAAATAGGTGGTTGTGATTTAGAAAAACCACAACCATATCATACTAAGACTAAGTTGACTTGACGTCTAGATGTTCTCCGCAGTAACCAATTACAACTTTGCTATGTTCTTTATCAATATAGAAGTGAACTCTTATCGTTTCACTTTTTGATCTAGCTGTGCCTATCCCAACATGTTGGAACATTTTGATTTTCTCTCCATTATATTCAAATTCTCGCATTTTTGATAAAACACTTGACTTCTCAACCGTTTCAGATTCATTTGCTGAATAAGCATCACCTAAAATATTTTTTGCAGTATTATCACCATTTTCTAAATATTCTTTTAAATATGAGGTGCAGAGTTTGTAAAGAAGGAAGATTAACCTATGCCCATGTTTAAATTTTGAGGATTCTCTCGCTGAAGAGTATGCAGTTTTTAATATAAAAACATTGCTAGGGATAAGTTTTTCAATAACATTCAAAACCGCTTCTGGGCTTAGGCGGTTACTGATCAAACTTATCAGGCCATCAATATCAATATCATTATTTTCATTATTAATTAAACTTTTTGAATCTTTAAGCCCAAATTTTAACCTATCATTATCTGATGCTAACTTTATATTTTCATTGGACAAATCACTAATATTCACCTCAAGCTCATCGATTTGCTTTAGATATTCTAGTTCCACTCCTTCAGCAGCCTCTTTAAACGATTCCAATTCAGTCAACGCTTCTTCGAGCAACTCTTCATACTGCTGACCTCCTTTCAGAACATTTAACCTTTCCCTGAAGGAAATATTATCATCACGCTGTCTCTTTGCTCGGACATTTGCTGGAGATAAATGTGACTTTTTCTTAAACCCATTAAAAGAATGTGTAATTATAGATAGAATATGATTGTTAACAAATATGCCTTTCTCATTCATCTCATCAATTTGCTTTGGCAAAATTAATTTCGTCCCAATATACCCAGAGGGATTAATTGGATAAATTATATTTATCGCCCCCCCCATGATGAATAAGTTCTTCCTAAAAGGCGCTCCATTTCCCATGAATCTATTTTGCCACTTGTAGCGACAACTTGAGCCAAGCCGATAAGCTGCTCTTGAAGTTTTTCAGGTACTACAGGAAACCCCTTTTCACCCTCACTCAAAAAAACAAGTGGGTAGGTTCTATTATCCCTTGAAATCTCATGCATCAAATACTGGAAGTCACCGTATTGACTTTGTATATATTCTACTTTCAGACCAATAACATCATGATCAAATTCACAGTTTTTCTTCAAATAAGAAATAAGTGAAGGCCTTGTGGCTATTGGTTTCGAATCCACAAGTGTGCTTACATCACTAATTTCAAGTAATACCGAAACAAAAGTATTTTCACCTTCTCTTTTAACACCAATTTCAGTTATCCACTGTCTTCCGGAAACATCTTTATCTGGATGTGTGTACATAACAGAATACAACTTAGGCTCAAATCTATCTGCAGTATAAGTTCTAACGTATGATCTCTCTACGTTCCATTCTCGACGCGATAGCAAATCTTCTGGTGAGATCTTAATTCTGGCAACTCTATTAAGCCAACCACAAATTGACCTAACTACACCAAAAAAACCATTTTCGCCAACACAATTAAAGGTATTAACATAAACTAACATAGGATTCCTCTATTAACATTTATTTTTAATTTATTATCAATGAGATAAGAAAAAAACGTTCATTAGGATTTTTCTTATCACTTAATATACATAAATTTTTCTGTAACGAAAGCTGATTGCGCGCGCTCGTAGCCCCGCCACGCCTGCCCGCTTTATGCAGCGTTTTTCATGCACCTGCATGATTAGACCTGAGCCGCGCCGCTGCTGGCCTTTCCTGCCGTTCCGAGATACCGGAGATTCATGCGTTTTCATGCAGCATAGACATGCACTCACGCAGCGGACGTAAAAAAGCCCGGCACGGGCCGGGCTTCGGTGAGTTTCTGTGTCTGTGGCTCAGAAAAGTTTACGCTTGCGACGGTCGGTTCTGGCTCCCCGAAAAGGATGCGCACCGCTCACGCTCAGCACGTCATCACGGAACATCAGCGGCTGATTTACGCTCGTCCATCGCTTAATGAGGTTCTGGACATATACGCGGTACAGCGTGTCGGCATCGTTCGCGCCTTCGATAACGCCCGGTGCATGCGTTGAGCCATTCCGTTCAAACTGGCTGTACTTCATCCTGAGCAGGCTGCCCAGCTCTGCGCCGTGAATGATAAAGAAGTCATCAATCAGCGTATCAATGCGCTCATCCGTAATGCCCTCATGACAGAATACGTAAGCGTTAGCCTTGCGCCCGGTCACGTCTGCCAGCACCGGCAGCTGCTTTTCCTTTTCGGCAATCAGCCCGGCAAGGTCTGATGCCGTTTCCTGCTGCTCCAGATACTCCGCGCGCAGCGTCTTCATCTCCGGCGTGACGGTTCCGCCATTCTGTCCCAGCAGCTCACGGAAGCGTGCCCGGTTGTCCCGGCTTGCCTGCTCCATTTCGGCCTTACGCTGGCGCAGCCCGCTGAGATTTTCAGTGGCGGTCTTTTCAGTCTGTCTTGCCTCCAGCCAGGCCAGCATCTTTGTATTGAGGTCTTCAATACGCAACCGCCACTCAGAGGACAACCCCTTTACCAGCTCGGTGGTGTGACTGATAACGTCGGCCTCGGGTAACCGGAGGAGCCATCCGGCTTCCTTAAGTGGGCGCTGTGCTCTGGCCTGCGCCGTACCGATACGGTTACCGGCGGCCTGAATCTGTTCGTCGGTCATCTGCTGCTGTGTCATGCTGTTTTTCCTCTCTATCAGGGCTGTGCGTGGCGGTCTTTGCGGGCGCTGGCTGAACCATAGCGGCCCAGCGTCTGCGGCTGGCGAACCGGCACATCATTCTGCCGTTCCGGCTCTACTAATGCGGGCCTGTGGGGCTTCATGATGATTTTCTCGACGCTCTCCAGCGCGGTGAAGGTGCAGGAGCAGTCGAGGTTCTGGCACTGGTACCAGGTACGCTTTACGGAGGGCGCTTCATAAGCGCTGGTGCGGGTGTGGGCTACCTGACCACATTCGGGACATTTCAGGGCCATCTCGTTTCCTGTCGGCTGGTTTCAGTAAGTCAATTGTGCCGGGTCTGGCACAGCGGCTTCTACCGAAGGGCGTTGTATGACGGACCAGACAAAAGCATTACTTCTGGCGAGCCAGGAAAAGGTCTCACTGAAGCCTGTTATCAGCTTTCAGTTTTATATAAATCCTTCACTATTCTTCACCAGAGAGAAAAATATAGTAAATACAGTAAGTTAATAGGTGAAGAGTGAAAAAGTAATCCTTCACCTTCTGTTCACCATCGTTCATCAGCAGGTTTTTGGCCTTATTAATTCTTTAGAACGATTGGTTTTAAAGGCTTCCTTATATTGGATCTAAAATTATTGGATAAAACCTTATCAGTACTTTTTGGTGCAGTCTGGTACTATTCACGTACACGCATTTTTTGTGTGGTTTTTGTGCGTACGGTCAGACAGATTTCTGATGTTGTCACCGGCAAAAATATTCGCAAAATAAAGAGCTACCCGATGCCGTATACACCTGTGCGGCGCATAACGGATACAAAAGAGGTAGCTCATGCACACGACTTCAAACGCTCATTCATCGGCCCCGGCGGCCCCTGCCATGCCGGTATCATTCCCGGTCCAGGAGCGCTTTATGCGCCTGCCGGAAGTGATCCACGTCTGCGGCCTGTCCCGCTCAACCATTTATGACCTCATCAGCCGCAGTGCTTTTCCGGCGCAGGTTTCGCTTGGCGGCAAAAACGTCGCGTGGCTTGCCAGCGAGGTCAGCGCCTGGATGAATGCACGCATCGCCGCACGCGGTCAGGAACGTGCAGCATGATCTTCACCAATTGTTGAGATTTTCCGCCATGCTGCATTTTCCTGTGTTCCCCGGCTTGCGCGCCGGGGCCATTCCCTGGTACAGTCTTTTTGCTGTCGCAAAATCGGCAGCCGGGATTGGCGTCCTGAATACAACGTTGGCGACACCAGACGCGCCTCGCGTCTTTTTTTGTGTCTGTGCCCTGATGCACCCATTTTTCGGGCGACGGTTCTGTATCTGTCGTACCTACCGCGTAATGGTGGCTCAGGCGGGGGCTTCTCATGAAGCGCCGGTTTCCAATGTTGCCGGTTACGCCAACCCCGTCTGGGCTACCACCAGTGAAATTGGCGTTTCCGGTGGTGGCTGTAAGCTACTAACATTGGAGACTGCCCTCATGGCTACGGTCCTTAATTCCCCCTACCCCCAGTTTGTTTTCGTCTTTGCCGCCGTGCGCCGTACCGAGCGCCAGCAGCGTATCCACATGCTCCGCACTATTGCCTCTGACGAACGCGCCGCCCGCCTGACGCTGGCCCGCGATTACGTACTGTCCCTTGCCGCCCGCCTGCCGGTCCGGGAGGTGCTCGCATGACTCACGCCACCATTTCCCACGCCGACCTGTTACGCCTTGAGCACCTTCGCAACGCCGGGCGCTTTATCAGTGACATGACCCTGCTTCAGGAGTGCCACGAGCAGCCACCGGCCACACAGCAGGCGCAGCTGAACTCGCTGATTTTCCTCATCACCGAGCAGCTGGACGGAGTGGTAAGCCGCTGTCAGGACGGCTGGATGAACGGGGAGGTTAAGCCATGAGCACACGTACCCTTTCCCCCGAACTGCGGTCCGCGCTGTCCCGCCGCGCGGTGGCCTGCGCCTGGCTGACCGTCTGCCGCGAACAGAAGCGCTATCCCGGCCTGACGCTGGCGCGTCTGGAGCACGCCATTGAAACCGAGTTAGAGGGCTTCTACCTGCGCCAGCACGGACGCCAGCGCGGTCAGGAAATTGCCTGCGCGCTGCTCGACGACCTGCTGGCCGCCGGGCCGCTCAAGTCGGCCCCGTGCCTGAGCTTTCTGGGACAGGTGGTGATGGATGAACTCTGCGGGCGTCTCAAAGACGCGCCGGTGCTGCACTGAGGGAGAAAAGAACAATGAAAATGACCGTATCAGACGCGGCAAAAGCCGCGCGGGGCCAGTGGCCCCGCATCCTGCCCGCGCTGGGCGTGAAGGTGGTAAAGAACCGCCATACCTCCTGCCCGGTGTGCGGCGGAACCGACCGCTTCCGCTTTGACGACCAGGAGGGACGCGGCACGTGGATTTGTAATCAGTGCGGTGCCGGTGACGGCATGGACCTGGTGAAAAAGGCCCTATCACTGAGCCTGACCGAAGCCGCTGCGCGCGTTAACGGCCTGACCGGCTGCCTGCCACCGGTGGACAACACGCCTGCCGCCAGCGCGTGCGGAGATAACGAAGCCGCCCGTGCCGCAGCCGTTAAGCAGGCCCGGCAGATGGTCAGCACCGCGCAGCAGTCAACCGGCAACGCTTACCTGTCCCGCAAGGGCTGGCCGGAGCAGTCCTGCCTGACGCTGGCGAAGCCGCAGAAAGTCGCGCTCACTGCCTACCGTGCTGGTGATGTTATCGTTCCCCTGCACGATACGGGCGGCCAGCTGGTGAACGTGCAGCTGATTAACGCCGCGGGCGAAAAGCGCACGCTGAAGGGCGGCCAGGTAAAAGGCGCATGCCACGTTCTCAGCACCGGCAAACCGGCAGCGCGCATCTGGCTGACGGAGGGCTACGCCACCGGCCTGACGGTGCATAACCTGACCGGGGATGAGGTGTGGGTTGCCCTGTCGTCCGTTAACCTCCTTTCTCTGGCTGGCCTTGCCCGTGAAAAGCACGCCACGCTGCCGCTGCTGATTGCCGCCGACCGCGACCTGAACGGCGACGGCCAGGCGAAGGCTAAGCAGGCCGCCGAAGCCAGCCGCGCAGCCGTGGCCCTGCCGCCGGTGTTCGGTGACTGGAATGACGCCTTCATGCAGCACGGTGAGGAAAGCACCCGGCGGGCGCTGGCCGAAGCTGCCACGCCGCCCGCCGCAAGTCCGTTCGACGTGATGAGCGAGGCGGAGTTTTCAGCCATGAGCGCCAGTGAAAAGGCGGAGCGCGTGGCTGAGCACTACCGCAGCGCGCTGGCCGTGGACGCCAGCGGGGAAATTCTGTCCCGCTACCGTTCCGGCGCGTGGAAGGTGATTTCCGGGAAGCAGTTTGAGCGTGACGTGGCAAAGCTGTTCCAGCGCCTGCGCGCGCCGTTTTCGGCGGGCAAGATTTCAGGCGTGGTGGACACGCTGAAGCTGATGCTGCCGCAGCAGGCCGACCCGGCACGCCGCCTGATTGGCTTTCGTAACGGCGTACTGGACACCCGCACCGGCGGCTTCAGCCCGCACAGTAAAGACTTCTGGCTGCGCACTGTCAGCGAGGTGGACTACACGAAGCCCGTTCAGGGCGAAACGCTGGCGGACCATGCGCCGCACTTCTGGCAGTGGCTCGACCGCGCCGCCGGACGTGACCCGGCCAAACGCGACATCATTCTGGCCGCGCTGTTTATGGTGCTGGCGAACCGCTACGACTGGCAGCTATTTCTGGAGGTCACCGGTCCCGGCGGCAGCGGCAAGAGCATCATGGCGGAAATCGCCACCATGCTGGCCGGAACGGACAACACCACTTCAGCAACCATTGAAACGCTGGAGTCGTCGCGCGAACGTGCGGCGGTGATTGGCTACTCGCTGATTATCCTGCCCGACCAGGAAAAGTGGAGCGGTGACGGCGCGGGCATCAAGGCAATCACTGGCGGCGATGCGGTTTCCGTTGACCCGAAGTATCGCGACGCCTATTCAACCCACATACCGGCGGTGATTCTGGCGGTGAACAACAACCCGATGCGCTTCACCGATCGCAGCGGAGGCGTGTCGCGCCGCCGGGTAATCCTGCACTTCCCGGAAATCATCCCGGCAGGCGAGCGCGATCCGCAGCTGAAGGAAAAAATCAGCGGTGAGCTGGCCGTTATTGTGCGCCAACTGATGCAGCAGTTCAGCCAGCCACAGCAGGCCCGGTCGCTGCTTCAGTCTCAGCAGAACTCCGACGAGGCGATGCGCATCAAGCGCGATGCAGATCCGATGGTGGATTTCTGCGGCTACCTGTTCACTACACCGGAGCCAAGCGCGCTGTATATGGGTAACGCCAGCATCAGGCCGCTTCAGCCCAGGCGTTACCTCTACCATGCCTATCTGGCCTATATGGAGGCTAACGGCTATAAGAATCCGCTCAGCATGAAGATGTTTGGCCTGTCGCTGGAGAGCATCATGCGGGAGTATGGACATCACTACCTGAAGCGGCGCACGAAGTTGGGGATGCAAACCAATCTAGACCTCACGGAGGAAAGCAGCAGCGACTGGCTGCCGAAGTGCGATAATCCCACCGCGATGTGACTAACCAGAACCGGCGAAAGCCGGTTTTTTTACGCCTATGCTTCACCAGTGATGTATACTAACACTCACCCTACACCCACCCATTACCAGCTAAACAATTGTTTAATATGAAAAAACAACCGAGGTGAATAGTGTGAAGAATTATCTTTAAAATCTTTTCTGAAGTTGATCTCTTTCATAACTCTTCAAAAGCAATGCGATATCACTTTTTTACATCATTAACTTAAGATGTTATTAAGGCTGAGTTTGCAGTATCAATTACCCTCGCTAAGGAGCAGGCAATATGACCGGCAATGCGCCAGAAACATACATTGCAGGCATGTTTGCATACGTGCCAATCATAATAATCACATTGCGAAAGTGATTTACGAGTATTCATAATCACATAATCTAGAGTATGATTCACGAACATAGGACCTTTCAGTTAATAGAGGGTGGGCTACTTAGCTATTTCTGCACTCCGAAAAATGCAATAAAATCAAACAACTATGCTAAATTTCGAGCAACCACAATTAGCTTATTTACCTTGAGAAATCATGTATGAAGAAACAATATGATAAAAAAGAAAGATACCTAACAAACCTTATTAAACTCATACTTATTTTTACAATTTTACTTTCTGGAACAGGCATATCCACTTTAATTGGAGGTTGGCTTGGTAGTGACAAGTGGGTGCTCGGTCTGTTAGGTGCGTTCGGTGCGTTTTGCGCTTTAATCATGAAAGATATAGCAAGTGCGAGAATTGACTTAAGAAAAACCAGATCTGGTATAAGCGTTAATAATAAAAAAACCAAAATTAGGTTAAACGTTTTTAAAATAGCCATTTTTGTTCTAGCCAGTTTTTTACTCAAGAAAATAGAAAAGGAAGATCTAAAACCCAGAAGGAAAAGCAAAGCTGAAACAGTAACCGAGCTATACCTCATTCATAAATCCTCGAAATTAATCATGGCAAAAAACATTGCTATCTGCGGGATAATACTTAATGCAGCCATGTATTACTTTATCGACCTTCCTTTTGCAACAACTGGCCTTTTTTTTGCGATAGTGGCATTGTTACAAATCAAAGAAGAGTTGCTGATTTATCGCATAAATAAAGGGTACTTTGGTTCCACAACTCGTGAGGCCATGATGCTTATCAGGTTCATAGACAATCATAATGATGATTCTGATATGAATTCTGGTGGACGAAGAATGCCAGTTTTCAAGGATATTACCCAAGAAATAAATGAGAAGCAGGGTATTTATGAGGGCAGTCGATGAACATGGATAAGTTAACCAGCCGGGCGTTTCTTGGCTTAGATATACTTACAACAAAATATGAGATAAGAACGTCACTTGGTGCCATTGTAGGGATAATCTTGGTTGCGATTTGCAATGTCTTTGAAAAGAACATTGAAGAAAACTTTGGTTTTAATTTTTCTTTCATTGGATATACAGGCATTTTCTTTTTAGGTATTTTATTTCTTCATATACCTACCTACATCAATTCATTTAGGGGTAAAGCAATTGATGAGGGCTATGAAAGCATTCTGCGAACTATAGATTCTGCTAACGAGTTGAGTGAGATAGAAAAGAGGGACTTAAAACGTAAGTTGATTTTAAAAAAAATAGACTCTTTATCTGAGCACGAACTTAAAAAGAAAGCTGAAGAAGCAGAGTGAGTTACTAGAGATTTAGCATTCACTTTAGTTATCAGATTTGGCAGCGTGAATGGCTTAAGCTATGAAAAATGGCAGTGCGCTTTTCATCCGCTGGATAAACCAGCATGGCGTTCGATGCCAAAGGGCTATCAAATGTTGACATTTGGAATGTTCCCCTACACTTTCTATAATACGATTAGTGGGTGCTATTGGTATACGCTTAGGTATACGATTAAAACTTGAATTCAAATAAAATTATATATAACAATTATTTGCGATACTTACTCAGACTCCGCCAGCTCATGAGAACCTACAAGATGAAAATCTTGCTGGCTTTTGTGTCTGCGATCCTACTTAAAACATACCCCTCGACTGACGCAATGCCCGCTTCATCGTCTGACTAACTCCATAAACTAACGAAACTGGCTAGCGCCCTGCTGTGTGAGTTAACCCCCATAGTTAGTGACCTGAGTATATTATTTTAAAAACAAATAATGAATAATTCAGATAACGAAGATTTAGAGAAACAGTGTTTATTTAAAGTAGACCTAATGCAGGCACGTACCAGCCTGATTTAAAAAGGATGTCGTTCACACAGATGGAGTTGAATCATGGATGATGGGTTAAAAATAGTATTGTCTCCTGTCCAGCTTGCTGCTGCACTTTCTGACAATTCAGTTACCGAATCTGAGACAATGTCTAACCGTCTTATGGGCGGGCTGGGGCTGGTAATGGGAACGCTGGAGCTGGCCGGGGCAACTGCGCTTTGTATGGCGCCCGAGCCTACAGGTTTGACAAAGGCGGCCTGCATCGTTGTTGGCGCGCACAGCATGGACAGTATCAATACCTCAGCAAATCAGGTTCTGAGCGGCAAGAATGTTCGTAGTGCAACATATCGGGCCGCCATTGAGATGGCAAAAAAGTTTGGCGCTGATGAAGATACAGCGTGGAAAGTAGGCCTGACCGTAGATGTGGGCGTGCCGATAGCTTTTTCTCTTGGACTTGGCGCGGCGAGAATTGCTGCCGTTCGTGTTGGCCGAATCAAATTAATTGAGCATGAATCTGTCTCTGGATTAAAACCGGGCGGGCATACGCTTTTAAAGCATATTGGAAAATCACCTCAGGAACTTCATGAAAGAATTATCCAATCTAATGGGGTATTGGATCTATCTGGTTCGTTCTCGTCGCTGGAGATTGCCGAAGCAGCCATATCAAAGGCACTTCATAATAATCGGGAATGGATAAAACTATGGGCTGCAAGTAAACCACGACATAACATGACGATAAGTTACGATGTGGGTAAAACCGTTGGTTATGTTGTTCAGAAAGGGAACAACACTGCGTATAAAGCAACTAAAATAAGAGTTGCGCTGAAGTATCAGACTTACAATAACAAACCTTATTATATAATTACTTCTTTTCCAGATAAGTGAGTTGATCATGAGCCGCGCACCTCTTGCCCCAAACTTAGATTTATGCATTGTGGGAACCCTTAATCAGGACTTCGACGTTATCACTGGCGCTGATACGATGGATGGTGCCATTGATGTAGTCGTTGACGAAGCTTCTCCAGAAGAAAGATGTGATTTACGTAAAGAAATTACTGACTTTCTCAAGCTGTCGGAAGAAGAGATAAAGGAAGAGTTTTCTCAGCGCTGGCAAGATATTTCACCTGATTACGCCAGCAGTTTTTTGCTCTATTTCCTTGAAAGCATCAAAAGATACGATGAAAGATGA